GGCGCAATATAAGTAGTCCAAATTATTTCCCTTAATTTCTGAGCCTCAACTAATTCCATTCTTTTAAATGCAAAAAGTCGAATTTGAAACTCTGCCCACGTCATATCGTAAACCGCTTCCAAACTCGACAATCTTAATTCACCAATAGCGAACGCAATTACGTCACTTTGCCAGTTTATTTTTACGTCACTTTTTTTTTATCCTCTTCTGCTTTTGGAACGTCTTTTGTTAAAGATTGAAAAAAGGCAGTTGAAAAATCAACTACTACTTGACTACCAATTCCCCCAGCTTCGTCAATCCATTCTGAAACATCGAAAGCATCAAAATCAATTTCATTCTTATTCCTTAATTCTGCATACTTTAAAGAGTGATACATCATTTCAGGAATATATTTAAAAGGATTTTCTTGTAGTTTAGCATCTATTTCGGACATAGAAATTTTACTAGCCTCTAAAAAAGCACCAATAAAACCTAATCCAAAATGAAACTCTCTTGTTTTGCCACCTATGTTTAATGTGATTTTATTCATAAATTAGGCGTTAGGGTCTGTTTGGCTAATCGCTCCACTTCCGTCTAAAGTAGCTGTGAATGTAGAAACTTCATCTCCACTCCCTTGTGTTAGTTTCAAATCAGTTATCAAAGCCTGACCGTAGTATTTAATAGAACCTGCATCAGTAATATTTGTGTCTAGTTTCCACGTTATTAATTGTTTGGCTTGTTGAAGCACCAACAAAGCATCGTGTGAATCTTTTGTGTTATCACCACCAACAGATGTAGTGTCGATATATTCGCCCTCAGCATCAATAGTATAAGAAAATACTCCTGCTGTTTTCTTAACTACCCCAGGGTCACATTTTGTTCTACTTTCAATAATTGAAACCGCTGTATTTAAACTATTTGAAGTTAAACACGCTACGGGTTTGTAGGATGAGCCTCCCCAAATATATAAAATACCATTTTCACCTTTTATCGCCATGATTTATAGTTTTTTAAGTTATTTTTTATTTTCAAAGATACTAATTTATTTTAATTCTAATATGATTCTTATAAAATTTCGATAAACATTTTGAGTTGTTGAAATATTATCTAAACTATCAGGAAATTCAAATGTGCGATTAACCACTTCAAAGTTATTAACTTCAATATTTTTAACAGCATTTTCAATAAACTCTTGCATATTGTCAACAGCTAATCTAGAACCTACATTACCCGCTCCATTATAAATTGTAACAATATCTAACAACGTGTAGCTAATCCAATTATAATTGCATTTATTAACTTTGTTTATTTCTTTACTTTGAGTTGAAATAATAACGTATTGCGCAGGATTTGTATTTCCCGTTACTTGCATATCAAAACAAGGATATTCTCCGTCTATTGCCTCAATTATGGCTTTGCGCACCCATTTATTAGGATTGTTACTATTTAACGTTGCCATATTTGCTTAATGCTTTTTTTAATGTTTCTAAATACTCGTTTCTGCCTTTTAATAATGCAGGATACATATAAGGTCTCGGTCTTAAATTTATTTTTCTTATTCCTTTGCCTTTCCATGTTATAGCGATGTCTTTCAATTCAGTAGGTACGTTTACAAGTCCGCCCGTTCCAAATTCTACATAAGCAGCATAAGGTGCATTTGCACGAATTATCCAATTAGATTTGCCCTCTTTAAATGCATTTATTGACTGTCCTAATTTACCAAAGTTAGATGCTTTAGAATTAACTTCTTGTTTAGCATCTTTTTCAATCTTACGAGCCGATTGTTCAGTGATACCATCAATAAGTTGTTCAGCCTCTTTGCCGTATTTTCTTAATTCTGCAATAACACTATTTATGTTTTTAACATTTGCCATTATGTCCTTTGACTTGCTACAATTTCAATATCAATATTATTCAAATCTAAGTTTAAAATACTATCAATATTGTAAGTTAAGCCATTGTATTTAATAAAATTATCTTTAACACTGAAATTAATATCGTAACGATTGCGAATAGTAAATACAGTTTGCACAATATTATCTCTTTGTCCGTTTTCGTTTAATACCGACGCTCTTTTAGTTTCTACATTTGCCCAAACAGAATAGACTAATTCATCAGTAACAGTATAACCCCCAAACCCATCAGATTGTTCTGTTGATTGCCATATCGATATTGCTTTTGTGTATTTGCGTGATATCATATTCTGTCCTTATTTTTTTGAAATATTATTTTCAATTATACCAATTAAATCACTGCCTTTTATTTCAAATGTTGCTGTTTGACTATTATATTTTTGAGTATAAATAATATTTTGAATTGCTCTAATATGAAAATCCAAATCTTTATCGTCGTCTACAAATTGCTCATTTTTTGCAATTTGACAACATTTAATTCTTAAAAGTCTGGTTAATTCTAATATTTCATCTTGATTACTCATATAAATCTTCTATTAACATCAATCGCCTCTAATACACTCAAAGGTAACAACGTTGTATTAACTTGCTTTTCACTTTCATAAAACCATACTTTAATAATTTGCAACGCTGCGTCTATTAATTCGTTTGGAATGTCATCAACCGAACTATAACCTATGTTCAAAGTAACAAAGCCGTCAACCGTTGGAACGATTGCTTTATTGGTTTTATAAATAATTCCACTAATAAATCCCTCTCCCTCTGGATTATTTATAGGATAATCGTAAACCGTTGTTTTTTCAACTAAATTACAGTCTTTATAATATACTTTATCTCTAGTTTTAAAAATATGATTTGTCCGTTTTTCAATAAACGACAAAGAGCTATTTATCATACTTGTAATTTCGTCGTCTGTTTCAGTTTGTGAAGCATCAACTTTTAAGTATAATTTAGCACGTTCTAATGATATTACGTCGGTGTAGTTAGTCATTCTTTTTTGCTTTTTTCTCTTTTACTTCCTCAATAAAATTATCTAATAACATTGCTTCGGCATCTTCTTTCGATAATTCAATAGCGTCACCTATTGCATAATTCTTTTGCTCTGATAATTTAAAAAATGGTTTTAATGCAACGTATTTCATTTTATAGTTTTTTAAGTGTTGATAAATCACATATTTGAGTTCGTCTTAAATAGTCCCTATAATCAGAAACCTGATATGTTTCGTATTCATAAGGATAAATTTCTACTACAATATAATCGTAAGTTGGTGTATTTACCACGTTCATTATACGATAACAAGTAACCGTGTTTTGTTGTTCTTGTTGTGGTATTTCATCCTTTGAACAACTAATAAATACTAAGGCTAATATGATTAATAATTTTTTCATAATTCAAAGATATAAAAAAACCCTTTACAAAATGCAAAGGGTTTAATTTTTTAATAATCAACTATCTACTATACCGCAGTAAAGTCTCCGTAAATTACCGCCGCTGGTTGCTCAACAGCCAAAGCAACTTGTGCTTCAATTCTTGCAGTAATATTATTGTTCACAAAGTTTGAACCTTCAACTTCTGAAAATTCCAAAGAAAGTCCCTCAGTTACAACTTTGTTCACTCTTGACCAATCGCCTACATAATATTTATTAGCAGGTAACCAACTTGAAGCTTTCAAAACTTGAACTCCAGCAACTCTCAATACTCCGTTTTCGTAAGTAACTGCCGCAGCTAAATCGTCCTTAGCGGTTTTCAATATGCTTAAATAATCTGTTGGTTTAACAACTATTAAATTTGTTGCATCGTAATCTGCATCCTGTAATTTACCAATTTCATTGATAAGCATTTCAGCTTTTGTTTTACCAGTGATAATCTCAGTTGAAGCGGTTGCAGCAGCAGCCAAAACAGTTTGAAAAGCATCGTTTTCTGCCTTGTAGTAGTCACGTCTTAAAAGCGTTGGAATAGTATTAACGATATACGTTAAGTTATTACGCATTTTTTTAGAGTAACGGGTGAAACCAGCAATAAAATCAGTTGCTACGTCAATAGCTGTGAAGTCGTAATCTTTTTGTGATTTAGCACCGCCCTCAGAACCTGGAGCAGAAATAGACCCCTCTGCACCTGTTTCACGTGTGAAAGTATAGTTTCCTGTATCGGCTACAACAGTTCCAGCCAAGTCCTCAATATTTACCATTTGAGACGGCAAAGTAACAATGTCAAGACTAATGTTTCTAGGTTTTGTCCCTGTTAAATTAGCAGTAGTCATATTTGCAACCGCTTTAGTTTGGAATGCTTTACCTTTTTGAACTTCTTTGATTGAATCAATGTTATCACTGATTGCTTTTGCTAAAAAGTCTACATTCTCAGTTGTAGCAACTTTCTCTTGAAGTTTCAAATCTAATTTATCAGCGTGGTCTTGAACCGCTTTTAAATCTTGTGTAAATTTAGCCTCTATTGCGTCTTTTACTGATTTCAATTCGTTGTCAAATGTAGATTTGATTTCAGATGTTAATTTTGTTTCAAAAGCATCTAATGCGCTTTTTACCTCAGCAGTTGTTTTAGTTTCTAAACCGCTTTTAATGTTTGCCAATTCGGCAAGTAATTTCTCGTCCATTTTATTTAATGTTTAATGAGTTTGTAAATGATTTTAAAGTTTCTAAAATAATCGGCTCTTCAATCAAAGTGTCAGTTTCTGACGGCTCATTAGAAAGTGATTTTAATAATGTTTCAATTTGCATTAATCTTGAATCTGAATAAGGCAAATCGTATGCTTTTGTAAGTAACTCCATAAAACCGTAATGGTTTTTAATGGATTTAATACCCTGTACTGTGCTTAGGTGGTTTGCGCCCCAAGATGATAAAAACGAGTATTCCCCAAGTTTGTACTCGGTTATGATTGATTTGTTTTTTGAATCCCTTGAAATTACTTTGTAACCAATAGATAACTCGGCATTAAGGCTATTATCATACATCAATTTAACATCAGTGAACATATCTTTGCCTAATGCCTTATTCATATTGAATTGAGTAGTAGTAAGAAGTCCATAAGTATCTTTAGTATCAATAACTAAAGGCACGCCAATCATCATTGTAGGGTTATGGTCTTTTAATACTCTAATACGTTTAAAATTCTCTGATACAGTTTTGTCAAACGAACCGTAAGCAGAAATATCACCGTCAGCATCCTTTACGTTGTAAGTATTAGCATAAGCCGTAACAACTCCTTTAGCCTCGTCGAGTTCTTTTAAGTCGTAAGCAAATTGTTTAAATTCTATTCGTTCCATAGCACAAATATATTAATTATTTTTAATTAGTCTAAATAATCTTATTTATTTTTTAATATTGGTAATCCGTCAGCATCCTCTTTTATAGTGTAGACTACTTTACAACGACAGTTTATAATATTTCCAGACATTCCGCTAGGGTCGCCTGGGTACATTATTTCTTCGCCTCCAACAAAGAACGGTTTATTTTCATCCACTTTTACCCCGTTCATATCTAAATGGTCATAAACCGATTTAGGCGGTCTCCTCGTTCTATTATCTTGTACACTTATCCAAGTTTTCTCTAGTTCATATTTAGAATTTTCAGCAGCTAACCCAGTGGCGTAATTTGTTGCGGTTGTTGTTTCGGTACGTGCAATTCTTAACGCTTGTGCTTTATACCAACCAAACTTATTTTGTAAGTTTCTAGTAATGTCTATAACACTCAAATTATTAGCGTATCCGTCTGCAATTACAGAAATGATACTATCTATTAATGTTTGATGTACTGATACTATTCTCAAACCTGCGTTTGAATTTAACCAATTTACTATAATCGTTTCAAAATCTATTTCGGATTTTATGGTCTTTTCAGTTCGCTTATATTGTGGTTTGATCAAAGTAGTATAAATTTCTTTATACATTTCTTTGATTTGCTTTTCAGTAACATTTGCGTTTACTAAAGCCTGATAAGTTCCGATTGTCATATTCTCAAAACGAATAGAATTAACAATTTTCAAGACATTACGCCTTACAATTCTATACGCTTGTAATTCTTGTCTTAGTCTTAACTTATCCATTCATTACATCATTTACAGTAGGGTCGTTTAAATTTACCAAATTGTTAGGTATATAAACCTCGTTCATCATTTCATCATCAATCTCTTCGTAATTAAATACTTCTCTGCGCTCGTTTAACGTCAAAGGAACTGAATTTACCCATTCAGACATTGATTTCATATCGGTTTGCATTTCGGGTAATTCCGATATATCAAACTCTATTTCTGTATTTTCATATCCTTTAAATTTTTGTATAAACTCGGGATTGAAATAAGAAGCAAACAAATCTAAGTCAGGCTTAATATTATCAATTATTACTTGCTTTCTAGCTTCTATCAACCCATCGACAGCAAATCCGCTTCCAGAGCGTTCCTCATTTAATAACTCTATTTTCCAGTTTAAAGAATTACACAGTGTACGTTTATCATAACTTAGAAAGTCAAACGGTTTTAATTCATCTGTTGTTAGTGATATTCTTGTAAATCCTATTTTAGCACTTGCACCAGCGATATTAGACAAACGAGTGCTATCATCATCCATTTCAATCAATCGGTCTTTCAGTTGTTGACCTTGTTCCGCTGTTAATGGCGATTGACCATCCCCAGCGTGTATAAATCCATAAACACCACTATTTTGTGAGGTCTTAACATTTGTATCAATAAAACTATTAGAACTGTTAATATTTCTAATTGCAGCCATCAATTCAGAATAACCGTATAATTGTGAGCCACTAAAGTCAAAGAAAGGATTTGAGCGTTTTATGTGAATAATTGAATCAACCTCAAATCTAACTAATTGTTGACCCTGCTGTAAAATATAATAATCAATAGGACTTTCAACACTTAGACTATTTGCTCCTTTTTTCAATACTATTTGCACCCAATGGCTAGGTAAAATATATAACTGTAAAGGTTGTCCAGCATTCAATCCCTCACTAGGAGACATTTTATAAAGATAAACATTACCACAGACTTTCAAATAAACCTTATATAAAAATAATATATCATTCCATGTTTGAACGGGATTAGGTCGCTCAATAGGCATAGGTAATTCGCTATCTGTTTTATATGCTTTTTTCTTTAATTTGTTTATAGATAGCTTTTGTTGATAACTTGGATTTACTGGAAACCTTTTTAACTTTTTTAAAGAATCCTCATCATCAATTTCTTTAATGTAATAAGGAACAATGGTTGTTTTAGATGCCATTTGGTTAACGATAGCGTTTACATCGGGATTTTCTCCGTAACCTTTTGTAAGCAATGTTTCTAAAGTAGCGTTATAGGTATTTGTAGTACCCCCTATTAGCTTATATATCGCCTCATTAAACTTATTATTAGAATTTGGATTTATAAACGCATCCCACGCTATCTGAAATCTATTTTTTGCCATTATAAAATGTATTTTGTTTCAAAGATATAAATTAAAAAGTAAAAAATTGATTTGTCATTAAATTTCTTTCGATCCCGTAACAAGTCAAGTCGATATGTTCATCATGTTTAGCGTTTGGGAACATTCCGACCTGTTGCAAAAAAGCATCGTTCCAAGCCCCCTTTACTAATATAACACGTCCCGATTCTATGTAAGGGGAACAAGCTCTTGCATTCTCTATTTTTGAACTATTGACAAAATTAGTCTTTATTTCTGAAATATTTAGTTTTGTTTCATTGTGTATCATTTGTTTTATTGATTTCCCTGAAGCTTTCGGCTCAACTAAAGTCATTGATACCTTAACTCCTGAACTATCAATATAATTTGGAATAAATTTTAATAACTCTGGCATCTCTAAATATTTATCAATACTAGATAATATAACATAGTTGTTATTCCACTTTGCCCCGATTTGAAAACCACTAGGGTCATTTGCTGTATTTTTAGTGTAAGCACCGTCGATTATCAACTCCCACTTCAAAGTGTTGTATGGAATTTCAGATTTATCTTTAATATCAAACCATTCTTTTCGCCACTCGCCACCCTCCTCAGGCGATGGTTGTTGCATATATTGACCCGAAAAATTATATCTATTAGCTTGTCTTATTTGCTCCAATTCAGCAAATGAATGTTTATCAGACCATAAAGGATTGTTATTTTCATCAAGTGCAGGTAAACATAAATGTTCCCAAACTTCCCCACTACCACCGTTTAATAAATAACCACTTAAATCGTCCTCGTGAAGCCGTTGCATAATTAGAATTATCGGTGTATCTCTATCGTTTACCCTTGAACGAATAGTATTATTATAACGTTCGTTTACTGAATTACGCCTTGCCTCACTCGATGCATCATCAGGTTTTAAAGGGTCGTCTATTATAATTGCACCGCTAAATTCTTTACTCTCTGCAACTCCAGCTCCAAATCCTGTAATAGCTCCACCAGATGCAGTAGCGTAAACACCACCCCCCTCTTTATTAAACCATTTCTTTTTACCTTGTGCATCTTTTTTTAGTTCCATATTCCAGAACTTTTGAAAAGCCTCACTCTCAATATACTCTTTTGTTTGGCTAGAGTTATCTAGTGCAAGATCATCTGAGTATGATAAATGTATAAATTTAGATTGTGGATTTTTAGCGAGTGACCACGCTATAAAGCATTTTACAGCTAATTCTGTTTTACCATAACGGGGAGGAATATTGATAATAAGCCGTTTTATTTCACCACTTACAACTCTTTCAAGGTAATTACATATTTTTATTAAATGTGGCGCAACTATAAAATTACGTCTATGATTTTCTTTGTAAATGTAACGAGTAAAAAATAAAAGATTTGATTCACATTTACGTTTAAGATAAACATCATTAATATTTAGATTCGAGTTGTTCATCTATTAATTTTAACTGCTCTTTCGTAACTGTTTCAATATTAAGTTTTGTATTATTGTCACTTTCAACAAACTGCATACTCAGCTTTCTTAACTCCTCAGGCGTTGCAATCAATTTCATTAATGCCATTTGCAAAGCTGGAGCGTTTGAAGTGTACCATTTAGACCGCATTGAAACTTTTAATTCGGTGCGGTTACGTTCTAACTCTTCAAACATCCTTTTATAGTAGTCCGAATCGTTCGGAAAGTGTTCATAAAAAGTTGATTTACGACAAGGCAAAAAAGCAATAATATCTTCAATAAAGAATAATTTATTTTTCTTTATTTTCTCTATAGCTGTATTAAACAAGTCCTCTGTTTTATATGCCATTGTTATAAGTTTAGTTGGATTGCAAAACTTGTTCCCCTATGTTTCGCTTCTTTAATCATTCCGGGATACATTTGAATTAATTTTTTTACTGCTTCTTTTTCTTTTTCAATTCTATTGCTATCTCTACACCCACCCCTTAACTGTGTATGTTCGGGTTTAGTTTAACCTCTGATATTTTTCTTATTCCCATAACAACAAATATATAAAATTAATAATTCATTTTGCTTTGAACGATTAAAAAATTATCGTTTCGTTTGTAATGTCGAATAATTGTAGAGATAGTTGAATTTTTGTATCCTGTAATTTTACAAATATTTTCAATTCTTAGTCCTTGCAAATAATAGCTAAAAATAGTAATATGCAAATTTATATCATTTCTTCTAATGTCTGAAAAATTAGGGAACTTTTGTTTGTAATTCAAAGGTTTTGATAATAATTCAATTTGCTCATTTGTGTAATAAAAAGTATTTGAACGCCTTTGTCCTTTAATACCATATTTCAATAATCTTTGATGTAAAGTACAAAGTTTTATATTTAATTGTTCTGATATTTGAATAAGTGTTTTCATATCTTATGTAAAAATTTGTCGTTATAGTCGTACTCAAAACTAACAAGTCCACCTTGTTCATCTAGGTAAATAAAGGTGTAAAT